ATGTCGCCGGTCAGCTTCTCAACCTGCTCGGCCGTGTACGACTGCGACGGGTCCATCAGGTCATGGCGCAGCTTATGCGCCTGATCGCGCAGCTCGTTGGCCGCGCGGTTCTTTGAAACGAGTACGTTTTTCATGGTCGTCATGCTCCGTAAGGTGAAAGGAACGTGGACCGGACGGCCTTGAGCCGCTCGTCCATCGTCGTTTGCCGTACGGTCGGCCGGACGGTCGCCGCGGTGGTCGTGCTGACCGTTCGCGTCGGAATCGCGGCCGGAATCGTCCGGTACTGCTCGAGCAACGCGTTCCGGTCGGCCGCCGTCATGGCATCCAACGCGACCCGCGCCGCAATCGCCAGCAACTCCGCCTCAGATCGGGACGTCACCGTCTCGGTCGTCGTCGCTGGAACCGCCTCGGCCGGCCCGTCCTCGCCGACCTCACTGCCTTCGTCTATGGCTACCCCGTCCGCCCGCGCCCCCGTGACGTCCGCCCCAGGGACCGCCGGCATCGGCGTTATGGACACCTCGCGGAGCTCGATTTCCGTGAACCGCTCCGCCATCCCGTCCGCCGTCTGGACCATCTCGGACCGACGCGGCACGAACCCGATCGACAGCCCGGTCGATGCGCCCGCCGCAATGACCGCCTTGACGTACTCGAGCGCCGCCCGACCGTCCGGCGTGTCGAAAATCTCGGCCGTCATCATCACCGCGTCGCCGATTTCCGCCATCGACGCGACGACCCCGACGTGCGCCCCGGTCGTCTTGTTGTGGTCCATCAACAGCGGCACCTTCCGCGCCGCGACCTTATTGTCGATCGACCGCTTGGCCGACCCTCGCGCGAAAATCGTGCGGTACGTGTCGAGGACTTCATACGTCAGCGCCACGCCCGTAATCCGGCCGGCAATGCCCGGCGGCAGATCGGACTCCGCGCGGATCTTGAGGTGAGCGTCGGCGCTATAGAACTGCGTCGGCTGGACGGCCGGTGTTTTCGTCTTGTTCATCGTGGGGCTTCCTCGACCGTCGTGTCATAGTACGCCAGGACGCACCGGCAGTTTACGACCTCCGCCGCGTCGCCCGCCGGGTCTAGCGGGTACTCGAGCCCGTTCGAAAACCGATCCTCGAACGGAATCCGGCCCTGCGCCATACAGGCGAGGTGCGTCTCGCGTGTCCGGTTGTCCTCAAACGCCAGCCATTCCTTCGAGCGGTAGAGGTCGCCCATGGCCTGCGCCTGATCCCAGTTGCCCTGCGACATCGCTCCGGCCGATTCCGTCCGCGCGATCGTCCGCGCCCGCGCGTCCGTCACCGTCTCGCCGAACACCGACGCCTGCACCAGCCGGCCAATCTCGGCCACGGATAGCCCGCCCTTTTCGCCCGCGCGGATCGCCGCCAAGATCTGATCAGACGTCGTGCGTCCCACCAGCTCCGCTAGGCGTCCAGTCCGATTGTCTATGGCCGCCAGAACTTCCGGCGACTCCAGCGAAAACGACAGCTTAGCCTTGGCCGACTGCTTTGCCCCAACCATATAAGTCTCGCCGGTTAGCTTGCGGTACGACTCACGCCATGCCCGATAATACTCGCCGTCCTCGTCCGTGTACGCATCGCGAATCTTGCGTTTAATGCCCGCCAAGATTTCGTCTTGCGTCTTGGCTGCCCGATTGCCGACGCCGAACATCGCGCCAACGGATGCCTTTTCGGATCGGAACCGGACAATCGCCTTGTCGTAGTAGCTGACCTCGCGCCGGTCGAGTTCGTCCATCGCCTGCCGCCAATACTGATATCGCGGCTCGGCCTCAAGCTCCTCTGGCGTCAGCCGTTCCCACCACATCAGCGCCGCTGCTTTTTCCGGCATCTCCGGCTCGCCATTCTCCGGCGCTTCCGGCTCCTCCTCCTCTGTCGGCTCAAACATCGCGGCGGCCGCCACCATCTGCGCGACTAGCTCGCGGTCAATTTTCGGGAACGCCGCCAAAATCACCGCCGTCACCGCATCAATCGGCAATTCCTTTTCGACGACCGATTCAAGCAGTTCAAGCAACGCCTCAATCTGTTCGCCAGATAATGCTTGATCGGCCATCGCGCGGACCTGCTCGCGACGGCGTGACCGTGCCGACCCTTCTGGTGATTCCTCGTCCTCCGCGTCGTTCTCGTCCTCGTCCTCGGACACCATCGGGCCCGCGCCAACCGCCGGCGTCTCGTTATCCGTGGCCGGCGGTCGCGTATTGTTGGCGTTTGCTTGGGTCGGTTCTGGCGACGGCGGCACAAATCCAGATAGCCCGCCGAGCATATCCTCAATAAGGGATTCCGGAACGCCAGGAAACGCCGCTTTCATCAAGGCATAAACGGTCTCAATCGGCAACAGATTATTCGCCGCTTGATTGAGCATATCAATCAAAGCCGTCGTCTGTGCGCCGTTGAGCGCCGTCGCTTGGACATCACCAGTTGCGACGACATTGCCGGCTGGTAGCGTGCCGGCCGCTTCACCCGTTTGATCCATGACCATTCGCGGATCAATTACGGCCGTTGCCGCAGGGACGAGCGTCGTTCCCATATTCATCGCCAACGTATCCGTTGGCTCTGGAATCGGCGACAGCTTGAGCGCCGCGCGGGATTCCTCCCACGTCCGGAGCGACGCCGCGAACTCGGCCCGCACTCGCGCTGACGTCTCCATGTCGTTCTCGACCAGATCCCGCAGGATGTCGTGGTCGTACGTGATCCAGACGTCCCCGAACTCGGGTGCCAGCCAGTTGTTCAGCTCGTCCTCAATCGCCGACAGCATCGGCTCGATCGTATGCTGGACCAGCCGCGCCCGCGCCTCCGCGTACTGCGCTCCCGACAGCCCCGCGTCCGACGTCGCCGACGCGATGCCGATCATGCGCGGATCGACCCCGTACGCCGCGCAGATATCCTCGCGCGAGACCCGCCGGAGGGACGGGAACTCCAGGTCGGACAGGGTAAAGCCCAACGGCTTGATGTCGCGGACCGCGCCAAAGAACGCCGGCGACCCGCGCTTGCCGCGATCCACCACCCGCGCCTTATATCGGTCCTGCATCGCTACCGCGTCGTCTTGCGTCGCCTCGTCCGACAGCAACACCGCGAACGTCGGCGTCCCGTCGTTCGTCACGACCTGCCGCACGTACTGCGTCGCCTCGTTGTCGGCCGTCATGCTGGCGATGGCCGTCGCGCCGCGCGGGAACCCGAACACATCCGGCGCGAACGGCCGCGACATCTCAAGGTCCTTGAAATGGATCATATCCTCGACCGGCACCTGCACGATAATGCCGGCCCAGTTGCCGTAATCGTACCGCCGCGCGTCGCCGTCCGCGTCGACCCAGACCGTCTGAATCGACTCGGCGTTCACCGACCGGAGCGCGACCGGCGGCCGCGTCGGTCCCGGCCGGTCCATCTGGAAGAACGCGTTCCCGTAGCCGAGGAAGTCGACCGCGTACCGCGCCCGCATCTGCCGCGCCGTGAATCGCGGGCCAGGGTAATCGAGCAACCGCTGCAACGGATGCGACTCATCGACCCGGCTTTCGCGATTCCCGCGCTCCTGCAACACGACCAGCGGCACTGACGCCACGATATCGGCGACGACACGGATACAGGCGTGGACGACTGGGTGCCGGCTAAAGCCTTGGACGCGGATCGTCGCCCCGTCCGGCTTGTACTCCTGCGGGTTCGCCGTCCGGACCAGCGACGCCTGCGCGATGCCGGCCGGAAAATTCGGGTACGTCGTCTCAATAATTGCGCGATCGGTCCCGCCAGGCGCGACGATCGGCTGGCCGCGCAACGTACGCAACGCCGTCGATAGGCGCGTCAACAGCGGCGGACGGGTTGCAGTCATGCGGCCCCGAGAAAAAAGGGATCGGACATCCTATGGGGTAGCGTACGTGGCTCCAAGCAATGAAGCAACACGACGCCGCCGCCGTCTTGACACCTTCCGCGCGTCAGACCACGAACGCGTTCGCCCCGTTCAAGAGCAACGCCGACAGCCCCCAGACCAACGCGTCCACGCGGTCCGGCGACGTGATCTGGTTGTCGGGATTAAACCCGAGCATCTGCGACTCAAGCAGCGGCAACTGCCCGACGTGAAAGATCCGCTGCTCCTGATAGAGCGAATACACCGGCTCGGCCCGCGCCAGCTTCCCTCGACTCGCCTTGACGTCGATGATCCGGACGCCGTGCGCCCGATCCCCGAGGGACTTGAGGACGGCCGTCACCATATCGCCGCCCTGATTGGTCTCGGCCACGATCGACCCCTTCCACCGCCGCGCCGCGTCAATCGCGATCGTTGCCCACTGGTTCGGCGAATACCGCCCCGACAAATCCTCGAGGACATATCCCCGCCGGTTCCGATCCGCGCCGACCACCACGATGCCGGTCTCGTCCGATTCCGCGTTCGCCGTGACGGCCGGGTCGATCGCCACCAGGACGCGGTTCAGGTCATCCGGTGCCGCCGGCACCCGCGCCCGCTGAATTTCCGTGGACGTCCACAGCAGCCCGGCCACCTCGCGCAGCCACTCGCCGCCGTAGATGTGCCCGTACCGGCCGGGGTTGCTGGTCCGCGTCTCCTCGATCTTGGCGAGGAACGACTCGGACAGGTTGTCCCGGTTGTCCTGCCAGGTCGTATGGATGTACAGGGTATGGGCTCGCGGCTCGGCCACGAACAGCCCGTGCAAGAAATGCTCGACCGTCGACGGGTTCAGCGACAGAATGACGCGGTTCGGCCGGAGCTGGGACCGAATACTGTCGTCAATCCGGTCGAATGTCGTCCGGTCCACCAGTTCCTCGGCCTCGTCCAGCACCCACGTCGTGACGCCCTGAATCGACTTGAGCTTCGCCGTCTGATTGCCGCTCGACGTCTTGATGCCGCGGAATAGGATGCGGCTTCCGGTCAGCCGGTTGACGATTTCCTTTTGCGTGATGTCGAAATCGTCGCGCTTCCCGAGTCGCTCCAGCTTATCCACGAACTCCGGAATGATCGACGCGCCGGCCGATTCCATCGTGTACCGCGTAAACAGGATGACGTGGCCTGTCTCGTACGTCAGGTTGAGCAGGAACACCGACAGGTGGAACGATTTCCCCGACCCGCGCCCGCCCGTCAGGAACGCGTAGCGCCAGGACGGTTTGGGGTGGAACAACGGCCGGTACGGCGCGAGCAGCACCAGCGGCTCGACCGCCTCGCTACCCATGCGGTAGGGTATCCGACCACACAATCGGCGGCGTGACAATCTTCTCCCCGCCCGACGTCACGTCCACCGTCTGCGCCGACTTCCCGAACGCCCGATCGAGCAGCACCTCGGCCGCCCGCACGTCGCCGGCCAGCGCCTTGTTCCGCAGCGCCTCAAGGGTCGCCTCGAGCGCCGTCATGCCGTCGACCGGATCGCTCATGACCTTTGCCATCGCCTCGCGGATGTCCGGCAACTTGGGCCGACCCTTAAGGTTACGCCGAGCGTCCGGTCCCGGCTTGAACGGTTTTAGGTTTTTTGGGTTCGGTGGCACAGGTCCTCCACAGTTAGGCTAGGGCAAGAACGGGTTTATCGGCCACCCGCCCCGCGTCTCGCGTTGCACGGCCGCCGATCGGTCCTTATCCCACTGCGCCAGGCAGACCGCGTACCGCTGCGGCGCGTCCGGGTATTCCGTCGTCATGGTCGGGTCGGCCATACAGGCCGCCAGGAACGCGTCTTTCTTCTCGCCGGGTTGCGGTATCGGGATCGGCATAGTCAGGCCTTGGGGCTCGGGTCGATCGCCTCGAGGACGATCAGCGCCAGCGCCGCGACCGCGAACATCCCCGCGATCGTGACGCCGGCCAGCATATACAGCAGAGTCGGCAGCGGGTGCAGCTTAGACCGCCACATAGTCCACCCCGCGGTTTGGCGTGATAAACCCGACCGTCCATTCCATCATCTGCCGCGCCATCCGGACCTTGTGCAGGTGATCGTGATGAATGTGCGAGACGATCCGGCGGCCGTGCGTCCGGTCGGTCAGCGTCTCCACGTACGGCATCGGCTGCTCGTCCGTCGTTAGTCCACCCATCCGTCCCCCCTGCGCCAGTGCCAGAGCCGGTGCCGCACGATTTCCGTCAGGAGCTGCCACAACGTCCGGCCGTAGTACTCGCCGGCCTTACAATGGTATTGCCACGGGTAGTCCATGCGCTCCTCCATTAGAAGATCCGTACGCTCGGCATCCCGATCGGGACGACCGGCCCCACCGGCTCGGCGGTTTTCGGTGGCTTGACCGGCGGCGGCGGCACCGCGTCCTCCGGATCGGCATCCGGAATCGGCCCGACTGGCAACCCGGCCGTCAGCCGTTCCTGTCGCCACTCGAGCGCGAGGTCGAAATCAATCCGCATCTGCCGGCCGTTCCGCGCCCCTCGGCTGGTGCAGGGCACGAGGATCACCGGCATCGGCCGCCCAGGGTCCCACCCGCCGGCCTGTCCCGTGATGCGCTGATACACCCGCGCTCGGGATACGCCGACCATCTTCGCCGCTTCCGTGACCGTCAGATCACGCATCGGTGCCCCCCGGCACGTTGAGGTAGCGTTCGAGGATATCCCACGCCTCGGCCGCTGTCTTGACAATATGGACCGCCCAGCCGTTCTGTCGCAATCCATCGAGGAAATACGCCTGCGCCGGCGAGACGCGCCCCGACCCGTCCGGCGACTTGAACTCCAGCGCGAGCCCGACGTGCCGCGCCGTCTGATGGAACAGCACCCAATCGGGGGCGCCCGCCGTGACGCCTTCGGCCTTGAGGATCGCCGCCTCCCGCGCCGACCGCTTCCCGCCGTTCGGAATCGCGCAGGCCGTCAGGTACCGCGTGACCGGATCGAGCCGGAACCGCTGGACAAACAGCCGTTGCTCGACCGACTCGAGATGCCGCGGTTTCTTTTTCTTCGGCTGCGCGGCCGCCTCCGCGATCTGCGCCGCCCGCCGAAACCGATCAGGGAACCCGCTCATGCCAGGACGTGCCGAATCCGCGCGTAGATCGCCGCCGTCAGCGCGACGTCCTGCTGGCAATACTTGGCGATCGTCGAGGCGTTCCCCTCCTGATACAACCGCCAGACGTCCGCGCCGGTCATCCCGTTCATCTTCTCGCCGATCCCGAAGAACGCCGCCCACTCGTTGAGGCCGTCGCCCGCCTTCGCCGTGTCCCAATTCATCAGGACCGCCTTGCAGTCGTAGTGCTGATGGGTCGAATACTTCTTGAACCAGCTCTGGACGACCGACGGCGGGACCGATGGCGTCACGCCATGCGCCAGAGACCGGATAACAAGGAACCGGAGGTCCCACGACCCGTTCCACGTCACCACGAACCCGGCAAACGCCTTCACGTATTCCCAAAACCGTACCAGCGCCTCGCGCTCGTCCGCCTCCGCCGGCGCGACGATCGTCTCAACGTTGGTCCCGATCACGACGATCCGGCCCAATCGCGGGTTCAGGCTGCACTCCTTCGCGCGGTCCTCATACCATTTGATCCGATCGGCCTCGCGCCACTTGGCAATCGCCTCGTCCGTCTTGTAGTTGGCCGGCGCGGAGCGGGTCGCCTCGGGATACGGCATCGCCAGAGACGCCGCCAGCGGCACGGTCTCAATATCGAGGACCAACGGGTTGCGGGTCGGGAAATCAGGGTAGGTCACGGCTGGCCTCCGGTGCGGGTCAGATAGCGGGCGCGGTCGTAGGCTCGCCGCGCCACCTTCCGTTGATGTCGGCTTCGGTCGTTCGATTGCCGGAGCGACGCGCTCGCGCAGGCATCGCAGAGCAGCTTGCGCGGGTCCTGCGATTCGCGCCGCT